ACCAGCTCCTGCTGCGGGCTGTTTGCCGGTTTGTCCTCTTGCAATTTTATCTAATGTATCTCCTTGCTGCACTTTATAAGTGCCGCCTCCGGGTAAATTAATTGTTTGACCTGCTCTAATTTGATTTACATTTTTAATTGCATCAGGATTTGCTTGTTGGATAGCCTGAGAACCTGCCGTTCCTCTATAATTTAAGTTTGCTGCTGCAGGTGGCTTACCAGATGCTGCTGCGGGTGCTGCTGCTGCAGGTGCTGCTGCAGGTGGCTTACCAGGTGCTACTGCGGGTGCTGCTGCTGCAGGTGGCTTACCAGGTGCTACTGCGGGTGCTGCTGCAGGTGGCTTACCAGGTGCTACTGCGGGTGCTGCTGCGGGTGCTGCTGCGGGTGCTGCTGCGGGTGTAGTTGATCTAGGTGCGCCTGCCACTGTTTGATTTGAATTACCTAAATTAATTTGACCTGGATTAGCTGCTGCAGAAGCTGTAGCTGAATTAAAGGAAAAACCTGTAGGGCGCCCTGCAGCCTCTGCATCTGCCCTACGCCGTATGTGTGCATCTGCTGCTGCATCAAGTGCTGGGTCAGGTTTAGGTGTTACACCCCTAATCATGTCAAGCATAGTACCTGGGCTAGTAGAAGCCGCTTCCTTAGCTAAATTCTTTTCATTGACAATATCTTTGAATTTCATTTTCTAGATCCCTGTGTAGTATCTATCTTGTTTTCTATTCTAGCTAAACTAGTTTTCAAATCGGTTAATTTCTCATCCATTGCCTGAGCTTTTACATTAGTGATTTCTATTTTTTTATCAAGTTGTGCCATTGAAGAACTGATAGTGATGTATCCTGTACCTCCTAGGCTACAGGCTCCAACGATTATCCATGTCAATTGACTAGTACTAAAATCGATCATTTTATTTTCTTGCCCCGGTTGATGGTTTAGGAGGAACTTTAACTTTACTCATCGGACTAAGTGTATTGATTCCTTCTTTTGACTTGTTAGGTATAGTTGGAGTTTTCTGTGCTGCGTATTGTATATCAATGCTTGGTTCTTTTTTAACTACTTTGTCCAAATATTGATTACCGTATTCTTTACTTGCTTTTTTAGCTTCTGCATCAACTTCATCCATATCAGAATTAACTAATAATGGCTTAGGTTGATTAGCATATTGATCGTTTTCTGCATTAATGCTGTCATCGTATTGACTAGTAAAAACACGAACTGTGCTGATTTGCTTACCCAATAATTGAGCAATCTGCTGAATCTGTGGTTCTGTAGCTGGATACTTAAACTCAGCCTTGAATATATGAACTGATTCGTTTTCTAAATCAGGAAAGCCATCTGGGCTTTTCATAATAGGTGTGATTTTAGGATCGCTGATGCTAACAGGATCAAACTTGCTTAGATTGTACTTGAACATGTCAACAAAGTTCTTGTCAACGTCACCTGCTACCTTAATGGTATAAGTGTAAGTTCTAGCACTTTCAGTTAAATATTGGCGAAAGGTTTTCATAGATATATTCCTATTAATATTATTTATCTTTATCGGTGTTTTTATTCAAAAGGGCCTTAAGTAGTTCATTTCGATCAAGTACACTGCCCTCACCTATTGGGGTAGCATTTATCTCTTTCACATTAGCGGCTTCTTTTTGGTCCAAAGATGCTTTCTTTAATTGAAGTTCTATCATCTTCAATTTCTTGTTCATCTTCGCTGTTTTTGCAGTAATCGCATGGCCTAGCATAGTTCCTGCAACATTGAAAATCTCACTAGCATATCTACTATCCACTTGCATACCCAAATCAATCAAATCTTTATAACTGTCTGTAGCCATTGTTGCCAATTCATCCATTTCTACATCACTAGCTTCAAGACCCCTGACTTGAGGTAATGCATTTTCTATCTTTTCTAAATTGGAATATGCAGAAGTGGTTATCTCTTCGGGTGATATAATTGGGATATCTTCAGTTGGTTCTTCTACTGAAAGAGCAAACAATTCGCTTAGTTTCTTAGTCATATACTACCTTGTAATAGTAGTATTTATTTACCTTTTCGACCGTTGTAAAATAGAGCATCTTCAGTTATTACCCTAAAGGTAATACCCTGTGACTTGCAGTATGCTTGGGCTGCTGCCCATTTAGCTTGATTGATCGCTACTACTGCTCTGTCTCTTGCACTTGCTACCCTACTCTCAATTAGACTTTGTTTTTTGGGCTTAATCTCTATTATCTCAGCGTGAGTTTGACCGTACTTGTTCTCATACATAATAAAGAAATCAGGTACATATGTAGTAACTTTACCAGTGAATGGATGACGATAGGGAATGCGAATTGATTCGCTTGCCCATTTTATTACACTTTTATTATTATCACAAAATTGCATAAAAGTAAATTCCCATCCTGAGCGATATTTAGGTTTGTGATTACCTATATATTTGTCAGGATTTTTTACTTCAAATATACCCTGTGCATAATTTGGCATTATATTACAATGTTACGTTGAATATGTTGATTAGGTATGGGGCTGACACTGATCCCGTATAGTGCTGTTTTAGTTTTAACACCATTCAAATAGTAAGCCATAAGAGCATTAACTTCAAGCTTAGATTTACCTTTAATATAATCTAGAATTTCAAATGATTTCTTATCAGTAAGTGATGCGATTCTAAAAATAAAAATTGAGAAATTATTAGCTATGTTGTTACTTCCTGTTAGATCAGCAAAATAACTATGAACAATTTCATATTCACTGGCGTTTATAACTAACTCTGTGTTATAAAAACTATCAAATATTTTAACTGTATTATCTAGAGACGATTTTGGTTCATCTAGAGAAATTCCCATTACTTTACTCATTTTTTGAAGTTCGTTTTAGTTAAATCAGGTATTGTAAAACTAAAAGGTGAGTTTTTATTACTAGTAGTACCGGTAGTAACTTCACCCATTATATCACCTTTAATAATTTCTTTTACGCTTTGATTTTTAAAGGTGTTAAATGTTCTTCCTGCTGTTTGTACTGCAGCCGCGTAATTTCCCCTTTCGATGTCTTGTAGTATTCCACCTGCTGCATCTACAAGTCCGCCTTGTCCTAATATAGTAGCATTACTACCGGGTCTTGAAATGGGACTCAATGTTGTATCATAATGAGCTTTAGTACCAAAGTCGTCTGCTACTGCATTGGCTGAGCTTGATGCATTTGTAATAGCTCCGCCGTCAATTGCACCATCATAGTATTTGACAGTTTCGAACGCCAATGTCATGGTATTTTCCATTATACCATTACCTTGTGAATAATCATACGTATCATGTTTAAAACTAGTAATAATTGGATTAACTAACTGATACATTACAAAATTATGCTGATTAAAACCATAGATATTAATACAATCAAAGAAAGGTGCCTTACCTGGCATTAATGAACTTGTGGGTTGATCTAATACTTTCTCACCCATAAATCCCCAATCGTTTTGATCAATGACAGGATCATACGTATTACGCCTAAAATCAAATTTCTGAGGTTGTGTTGAATTATTTCCTGGTGCCTTCATACTAGTGGTAGTATTGAATTTAGTAGCATCTTTATAATGATAGGTATAATAATTATACCACATTTGACGTATTAAATTAGCATTGTCATCATGAAATGAAATTGATATATCGTCATATTTTATTTTTGTCTGCACAATTCTTTTACGATTATATTGATTCATCGTATGCGTATCAAAAGTAAAACTTGGTAATTGAACTTTTTTAACTAACAATCCAAACTGCGCATCTGTGGGGAACGCAGCTTTCATTGGATCAATGTATTCTTTGTTTATCTTAAAATAAACATGGAAAAGAAATTTAAATTTAGGACTATATGCATAACCATCAGTCCTAAAAGTTTTAGAGGCATGCTGAAAATCTCTTAGATAATCATTGCCGAAGAACCCTTTAGCTATGCTTTTCGCAAAACCGCTAACTGATTCTCCGGTTAAATCTTGAAAAAATCCAGCCATTTAATTAACGACCGATACCTGTTATAGTAGTACCACCAAATGCACGACCAACTTGTACACCAAGACCAGAAGAAAGTGGGCTTTGAACTGCATTATCAAAGCGAACTGTCAATGATACTGTTACTGGCTCATTTGTACCGTAGTTTAGTGTATTGTAGTTTACAGTTTGTAAGAAGCAGCCATATAGTTCCCATGTCTCTAATACGTTAGGTGTTAATGTACCATTACCACCATCTAGTATTTCATAGTTCATTTGGAATTTATAATCTTGACCTGTTGCAGCACTTGCTTGCTCAACAAAGTCCATTTGCTTCTGTAGTTGTTGTCCTACTAATTTTGACACGCTTCCCGCAGCATCGTCACGTAGATTAATGGTAGTTGCCTGCCACTCATGCTTACCTGCCAAGTATAACTTTGAGTTATAAATGTCGATAGGTATCTCAGTGAATGATACTTGAGGTCTAGCAATGTCTATGACCTGTTTTGTTAGTTCTTGAGTAGAACCACCGACCCCAAAGTTTAAGAACAATGCACGAAAACGGTATTGTAACTTTGGCATCAATAAACCTTGGGAG